AACAGCATCCATTCAGGGTCTTGTGCAGGCTTAGGCTCGCCTGTCTTTTTGTCTTTAACAGGTTTACCTTTAGCATCAAAGATTCCGTCGTGTGTAATGTGTAAGTCGCCTACACCATTATATTGGCTAACAGTAGGACTAATTAGTTGTGCAAAATCGCCATCTGTCGAAATAATAACGTGCTTTGCATCTGGATGTGCTTGTACCCAACCTGCGATTAAATCATCTGCTTCTAATCGAGGATTTTGCATCACAGTACAGTTAGTCTTTTCAGAAATAAAATTCTTAAATTCGTCAAATGCTTCCCAGAACAGTTTGTCTTCTTCTTGTTCTCGAACAGTCATTGCACTACGAACTTCTTGCCTGTTGCGTTTGTAAGGTTCGTAAAAGTCCTTACGCCAGCTACGACCTTCGAGACAGAATACTACATGAGTACCGCCAAAGTCTTGCCATGCTTTTTTAATTGAGTTGAAAGTAATGTGAAAGGCCATGCCCAACTTAATGTCAGCAGAGCCTTGTACTACATGCCTAGCACGAAAGAATGTGTTAGCAGTATCAACTATAATATATGTCATCCAATTTCCGATCTATTTGCGTCCAACTTTTGGACATTAATAAAACCTTGGCTACGATTCATTTCTAAACCTTCTTCACTTAACATATTACGTGCTAGTGTTTTAAACCAAAGATCTACAACTAATTCATCAGGATCTCCTTCAAAGCCAAATCCTGCTTCTCTTAATTGTACAACAAAATATTCGTTCCAGTCAAGCTCAAAGAAACCGTTTGCTGGATTCTCTCTATTAACATGTGTATCCAAAACTGCTACCCAAGGTTCTTTTCTTTTAGTAGCACGTTCTTTTGGACTAAGTTTGGCAAGCTCTTCTGCGGCCTTGGCTTCTTCAGCTTTAGCTTCTGCATCGATAACTTCTTGAAGTTTTTGCTCTGCTAGTTTGATAGCAACATCTGCTTCTGCTTGAGCTCGTATTTTAGCATCCTCGATTGCTTGAATGCCAGTAATCTTTTTAAAGAAATTTTTAATCATTAGGTTCCCCACTCATTTTTAAATAGTGGCACTTGCAGTCTATCACTATAACGCAAACCGTTTTTCATTGCGAGTTCTGCGACGCGGCGATTATTAAGAGCGTACACGCTTTCAACGCCTCCAACAGGCATAAGATAAACAGGACCCGTAAAGCCTTCTGCACGATAAACATCGACTGTTTCAAGTGCTTCGTCTGCATCTTCTTCTGTAGCCACAACAAATTTAAGATACGTATACCCTGCATCTTCGTATTCGCATACGATGTCTGGTCTAATTGCTTCATGTCTTGCTTCCCCACTACAACTTAATTTAGCACTTACACTAAATGTAACACCGCGTTCACCAGGCATAACAATAGCCCATTTCTGTAAGTATTCTTTAAACTCAGGAGTTAACTTTTGAGTACCGTTAGTTTCAAAAGTAATTCCTTTAAGTTGACGCATGTGTGGATGGTCTAATAATTCTGGATAAGCACGTTGCCAGCCTAGCAATGGCTCACCGCCTGTAATAACTAAGTGTTCGTCTAACCAAGTTTTACCTGGTAACATCTCCATGATATCTTCTACGATATCATCTGATGTACGCATTGGACTAAGATCCTTAAAACGAGGATCCCAGCTAGCATAGCTATCGCAACCTGTAGAAACCAATGGAAGTTCTTCATATTTTTTAAATTCTAAAACACGTTCTGCAATCGCTTCAACTTCTGTGCTTAGTTCGCCCTTAGGCATACCAAATCCAGCACATTTAAAGTTACAACCAAATGTACGTAAGAAAACAGAAGGCACACCCATAAAGCGTCCTTCTCCTTGAATTGAATAAAACAATTCTGCAATTTTTAATTTAGACACAGTCGTTTTCCTCTGCTAATCTTTTGGCAATTTTATTAATTAAATCACCGTTCTTTTTACGTTGTTCTTTAAACAGTTTAACATCTTTAATAGCAGATTGCAAGACCTCTGCATAATTTAGAGCTTGCTGTTCGCTCATAATAATGCTTGCTTCATACTCGATGTAACCTTTAGTTAGTAAAGTCCAGATTATTTGCCAGCGATTAAGTTCCCACCATTTAGTTTTTTGCTGTGTATATGTGGTAACAGTGATGCCGGTTTCCTCTGCTTCGACCCAAACATTATGTTCACATTCGGATCCACAGCATTCGCAAGCAACTGTATAAGATTTGGCATCGCCGTAATCTTTACGGATTAAGATACCTTCTGCTGGCTGTTGGGCTTTCATCCTCGGAACATCTCCAAATTAATAATTTTGGCAACACGTTCGCCTACGTCTTCCCCGTTGGGAATAACATAAGTTTGATTTTCATTACGATCTTTACGTTCATCGTATCTGCGAACATTAAGAATGCGACCACCGACAGCAGTGCTTAATTCAAACGTAATACGATCTTCGCCTTCTGGGCGACCCCGTTCCACCATTGCTGATCCAATTGCCATTTTAGTACTCTCCTGAAGCCAGTGTGTTTCTTCTTTTTGTTTACGTTGTTCTAATCCTTTTGTAACAGAATTAGCTAACCATACATTAAACCATTTCATACCTCTTCCCCAAACCAGTCATCGACCATACTTTCTGCTTCCGCTTGTGTAAGTGCAGGAACAAAAATACGTGCAGGCTGTCCAACGGTATGTTGGATATTAAATTTTATAATGCCTGGAGGAATAAGGTCATAGTCTCTTTCGACTACAAACTCTTTTAAATTTTTAGCACGGTTAATTAATTGGTCAGTTAAATCTTTTGCTGTTGTCATATATTTCCTTTAGAATTTATATATAGGCAAAGAATATTTTGCATCATGCATAGCTGGACGCAAACGCATTTCTAATCTCTTTTTACCTTTAAGTACCATAGTGTGCAATAGTGTTGGATCGGCTAGTTGTTGTATAGTCCAAGTGCCTTTACTTTGCTTGCCTGTTTCTGTTAAGAATGTTCCATATCCTGGCATGTATGCTGGAATATTTCCTACTCGTTTAAAACCGCATAGGCTACAATTATAGTTTTTATCTTTGACAATAGCTAACAGATAATAATTTTTAACAGAACATACTTTATTAAACCATCCGTTGATGTAGACATCCCACAAAGTTGCAGAATCTTCTGTACTAAACAATGTATCTAAATGGCTATGATATGTTTGAAACATACTAGCTTCGCCTGATTTAGAACCTGTTCCCTTGCCTACACTTTTTACGTCTAAGCCAATGTCTGTGCCGATTCGTACATCAACAATGGAATTACCAGCACCTGCCCACTCGGATCCTACTATACTGTCAGCTACAGCATATTCCCAGGTTTCTTTGCCCATACTTAATGGGCGCCCTTTAGCAATATGCTTACGCATCGGTTGCATAAATTCGTCAACTTCTTTTTGGAAGTTTGTAACAAATGCAGGTCCAACTAATTTTTGGATCTCTGCTACAGACATTGGTTCTAAAGTGTACATCTTAACGAGGTGAAAATTCTTGTTGCATTTTGATGTTGTCAAAGAATTCTTTCTTTGTACCCATGTCATCTTTAAATGCACCTTTTAGTACTGTAGTCTGTGTCAGACTAGAGTGAGCCATAATGCCACGATTCTCACAGCAACCATGTGTTGCTTGAATATAAACACCTAGGTCTGTTGCTCCTGTGGCTTTTTGGATTTCTCTAGCAATGTCGTTACAAAGCTCTTCTTGGAGAGTCCCGCGGCGAGCACACCACTGAGCAATACGAGTATACTTAGAGAGACCAATAAGTTTCTGTGCGGCAATGATACCGATGTAAGCGACACCACTAACGGGCTGATGATGGTGACTGCACATAGAGCGCAACTCACTACGTACCACCAACATACCTTCGTATCTGTCTTCGCTGTCGTTTGGAAATGCTGTTGCGTCTGGTGCTGGTTCATAGCGTCCTGCCATAATTTCGTTAAAGTACATTTTAGCAAGGCGTCTTGCTGTACCTTTGCTGTTAGGATCTGTTTCACGATCAATTAACAATGCATCTAATACTTTTTCAAATGCTTCTGTTGCTTCGTCGATTAGAACTTCTTTTTGTTCTTCGTCAACATAATCGCTAATGTTATCTCCAGCCCAAAAGCGTTTGCCTTGTCGCTTCATTTGAAAGCGAATAACATCTGCTAGATGTGCTTCTTTATAACCTTTGTCGTCGTCACCTTGCTGTTCAGCGCCAGCAAGAATATTTTCGTGTTCGTATGTTCTGGATTCAGTCATTATTACTCCTATGTGTATATTATATAGGTTTATTTAGGTCAATGTCAAATATTTCTTGCTCGAAGTTTGCGACAACCTTCTTTAACAGCAATGGGATAGTCTGGGCTTATTTCTGCAATTGAGCAATCATACTTAACAACTACATGCGGATGTGTATAATTCCAATAAATGGCAAATATGATTCCAGTAACTCCTACAATCATTGCGATGTAAAAGTCTAAATTTTCTCGTAAGCTCATGCTGTTAGGCCATATGCCAATGCTTGGCATTCCTCTTTGGTCATGAAGAAGTTATAAGTTTGACTATCGACTACATCACCGTCTTTCAAAGACTCTTGAACCATGTCGATACTGAACAAGCCTTTAGGGCTTAGTACTTCGTGCTTCTTTAATGTAAGTCGAAAACCTTCGTGTTCTTTGATAACCATTTCTTTGTAGCTA